AACTATCAGGCAAGAAGAGTGTTAACGAAGAATTTGAGTCATTCTTATTGAATGAAGAGTTCACTGCACTATTCGAAGAACCTACTACTGGACAAGACCCAGATATCAAAGATAAGAAGGGTACACAGCCTGCGGTATATTACAAGGGTTTAGCCAAGTCAACCAAAGATAAGCGTGACGCACATTTCAAGAAGCATGGTAAAAAAGATGATGATGACAACTCTGCATATAAACCTGCGCCAGGTGATGCAGAAGCAGAGACTAAGACATCTAAGCATACCAAACGATATCATCAGATGTTTGGTAAAGAGGGCGCAGTTAAATTAGATCGCCGCTTTCGTGCATTCCGTACACGTAAGGAAGAAGTTGAATTAGCTGAAATCGCTATCAATACGGATGCAGAGAAGCGACTTAAGAGACAGCACAAAGACGAAAGACAAAACTTATCTAAAGAGCATGAGCGTGAAATGGACGGACTGCTTACTAGAGAGTTACGCAAGAAAATCACAAGCATCAATAAAGAAGAGTTTGAGTCCGACAAAGCACTCATCGATTTTATTGAAGAAACTACTAACGACATCTTTGATCAAGTAACACTAGACGAAGCAAAAGGCGATGAAGGCTTAAAGAAGAAAGCAGAGAAGTCTGGAATGCCGCTTGGTATTCTACGTCAAGTTTATAACAGAGGCATCGCCGCTTGGAAAACTGGTCACAGACCTGGTACGACTCCACAGCAATGGGGCTTTGCACGAGTAAACTCTTTCATCACTAAGTCATCAGGTACTTGGGGTAAGGCAGACAAAGACCTTGCAGACAAGGTACGTGGATCTTCTAAGAAAGAATCGGTAGAAGAAGGCGCAGTTTCAGCCGCACAACGTGCCGCTATTGCTATCTCTAAGAAAGCAAAAGCTGGTAAGCCTGGTTATGACAGTGAAGGCAAAGCACTGAAAGAAGATGATCCTTGCTGGGCTTCTCATGAACAAAGAGGCATGAAAAAGAAGAACGGTAAACTAGTCCCTAACTGTGTACCTAAGAACGAAGAAGTATCAGTTGATGATATGTTTGAAGAGTTTATCTCTGAGAGAAGTACGCAGGACATTATTAGGTCTAAGCTAGGATCTATTACTAACAAAAAGAATTATCAACACGCACTGAAAACTCTCATTTCTGTACTCGACAGAAAAAAGAAAGAGTCGAAAGGTAAGATTAGACACAGCGTAGGATACTATGCCGCACAAATCGCAAAAACTTACGCAGGAGTTGATGGCAGAACATTAGCAGATATGGTGCCAAACCAATACGTATTCGAACAAGGCGGGGCTGGTGACAGAGGTACTGAAAAAGTTACTAAGCGTTATAAGAAAGATACTCCTGGTGAGACTGTCACTGAATCAGTAGATGATCTATTTGAAGCATACTTCGAAGAAGAAGTTACTCAGAAGCAGTTGAATGACTTAGAAAGATTTGCAGATAGATTACTTGACAAGTTTGGCATTGACGTAGAATTCACTCGACACTTTGCTGATCGTATGAATGATGAACGCAATAAGCCTGCTATCACTATTGCAGAACTTCAGCGAGTATTCAAAAAGATTGCAAAGAACAAAGCAAAGAACATTCGTCAAAATCCTGACATTGAAGCAGTACTCAAAGACATTCAAGCAGATTTGAACTTGCCTATCGTAATCAACTATGATAGCGAAAAGGACGAATACGAAGTAGTCAACAAGACTATTATGCGTAAGAAGAACTTTGGCACATCAAGCAAAGTGATTAAGGTATGAAGAAGTTCAAAAACTTTGTAGCAGAACTTAAGGTCTATGAGCCTAAGGACACAGACACTCTCGGTTTCACAAGAGACAAGATGCCTCAAGTGAGATCGAAGGATTATGAGGGACTGATTAAGCATCTGAAGAAGAACAATGTGGGCGTTAGAAAAAGAAAAGTACCTGCAAAGAGTTTGAAGCCTATTCAGAAAGAATTTAACAAAGATAAGATTGTAGGGGCAATCGCTAAGATCAAGACTCTTGGTCAAGCAAAGCCTCTGATTGTGAGTAAAGATAACTATATCATTGACGGTCATCATAGATGGCTAGCCGCTAGAAATGTGGGCGGCGACATAGATATCATGCAAGCAGATGTGAAAGTTCATGAATTATTAAAACACGTGTACAGCTACCCAAAGACTTTCACAAAAAAGATACACGAAGGAAATGAAAATGTTTTGGAGAAAAAATAAGATGAGTAAATTTGAACTAACAAAAGAGATGTTGGCAGCAATGATTCCTGGCAACACAAAAGTAGATATGTGGTACGATGCGATTGTAGAAATCTTTCCTAAGTACGACATCAACACGCCTGAAAGAATGGCTGGATTTATCGCACAATGTGCCCACGAAAGCAACAACTTCAAGTCACTAGAAGAAAACTTGAACTATAGCGAGAGTGCATTGAACAGAGTATTTGGACGTTACTTTGGTAAGTCACCAAAGCGTAACGCAAAAGAGTATGCACGTAACCCAGAGATGATTGCTAACTACGTATATATGGATGAGTTTCGTAAGTACAAGATGGGCAACGTTAAAGACGGTGACGGGTGGTTGTTTAGAGGTCGTGGATTAAAGCAACTTACTGGTCGTGAGAACTATACTAAGTTTGGTAAGACTGTTAACATGTCTGCTGAACAAGCCGCTGAATACGTAGCAACTGAAAAGGGTGCTATCGAAAGCGCATGTTGGTTCTGGAAGACATCTAAGTTAAATGCTATCGCAGACAAAGGCGATATCGTTAAAATGACTAAGAAGATTAATGGTGGTGACATTGGACTCGCTGATAGAACTAAGCGTTACAAAGCCGCTATTGAAATTATGGGTGGAAAGATTCCTACTACCAAAAAGTCTAGCGTAAAGCATACAACTGTAGGTGTTGGCGACAGAGGAGACACTGTTGCGGCTGTACAGAAAGCACTTGGAATTGGCGCTGATGGTATTTTTGGACCTGGCACTAAGCGCACGTTAAAAGCTTGGCAAGCCTCAAACGGTTTGACTGCTGATGGAGTAGCTGGTCCTGTAACGTTAAAGAAACTATTAGGATAAGACAATGATTAAAAAGTTCAGCGACTTTAGGACAGAAGCTAAAGACCCAAAAGAATACGACAACGAAGGTGGTATGGCGAAGACTCAGCTACGTGGTATATTGGCTGATGCAGATCATATGATTAAGATGTTTGAAGACGAAGATAATCTGCCAGAGTGGGTACAGAACAAGATCACTAAGGCTGCCGATTACTTGAACTCTGCTCATCGATACATGATGAACAAAGACGGAGAAGAGTAATGGCTTGGGTAACAGTACCAAATAACACTCAGTGGGAATATGATAATGCCGCAACTGCATCTGACACTTATTCAGATAGTCCTGGCACTATCGCTAATGGTATTCGAACATTTACTTTACCTGGCGGTAATGCTAGACAGACATACATCAAGTGTAGAAAAACTAGTAACCCACCAGCAACAGGCGAATTAGACAAAACTTATTGGGACGCACAATAATGAGAAAATTTAAAAAATTCAACGAAGATACGATTGATGCCGTATGCGAAGAGTGCGACATCTATGCAGATTTGGTTTTAGAAGCATCTGAGTACGAAGGAAGAAAGGTTACGCTGAACGATCCTTTCAGACTTCCTAGTGGCTCTAAGAGAAAATTTGGCGTGTATGTTAAGAATGAAAAAGGTAATGTGGTGAAAGTACAATTTGGTGATCCTAACATGGAAATCAAACGTGACGATCCTGCAAGAAGAAAGAGTTTTAGGGCAAGACATGGGTGTGACAATCCTGGCCCAAAATGGAAAGCGAAATATTGGTCATGCTATCAATGGAGAGCAGGCTCAAAGGTCGACAACTAATAAATAGTAACATAATAAATTAAAGGAGAACACCATGTTTAAGAAACCAGAAAACATCAGACCACTGCCAGACGGTATGGTAGATGCGTTTACTGCTAAAGTCTCATCTCAGGGATATAAAATGCCTGAAGCAGAGCCTGTTGTAGAAGCTGAAGTAGAAGTAGAAGCACAGCCTGAAGAAGTATCAGAAGCAGTAGCATCACGTGGCGCAGATAAAACTAAGCCAGGTGACGGCGACACTAAGATGCCTAAAGTTGCTGACGTAACTCCAGAAATTGGTATGATCTCATCGAAAGATAAGGCAGCCAAGTCTGTAGAAACTGCTGTAAAAGCCGCTTCAAAATCTCAACACGAAGAAATTGAACTTATTCAAGACGGTGGTAAAGTAGAAATTCAAGACGTAGTACAAGAAGCTACTATCGATGAAAAGTCTTGCGTAGGTGAGATGAAAAAGCTACACGCTTCCTCATGCTCAAAGCATGAAATGTATAAGAGAGTTAGCGAGAAGTATGGTTGTTCAGAAGCGAAGTTCGAAGAACTATATGCTCAGTATTGTAAAGAGACTTACGAAGGAGTTCAAGAAGATAACTCTAACGACAAGTCAGACGATGGTGAAGGTATGGACAAAGTTCAACCTAAAGCTGTTAAGAAGAAGTTTGATGATCGTAAAGATAAAGACATCGACAACGATGGCGATGAAGACGAATCAGATGAATATTTACACAAGCGCCGTAAAGCAATCTCTAAAGCTTTGGAGGACTAAATGACTGACGAACTAAACGAAAAATTTAGTCCTATGCATGTCAAGCAAGCGATTGGTATTGCGTCTGATAAACGCTATGCCGGTGGCAATATGACTGGTGCAGTCAAAGCTATTGAGAAGATGAAAAAAGGACTGTCTGATCATCCACAAGTTAGGGCGGTACTTAAGCGTCAAAACGAAGATGTGAATGAGAAGTTCGATCCTGCTGACCTCGACTTAGTTGCAACTGACAAAGATAAAGCTGGCGCTAAGATGAACATTATCATGCAGTTGCGTAAAGCGGCAGACGTGAGAGGTAATCTGCCAATTAAGTTTGCTGATGGCAAATCTGCTAAATTGCCTCCAAAGGTAATTGAACTTGCGCTTAAGAAGTTTGCTTCTTTCCGTAAGCCAGATACTAAAGAGAAACTTCAGACTGCAATGGGCAAATCATACAAAGATATGGTACATGCTCTAAAGACTATGCGAGAAGAAGTTGAACTCGATGAAGGCGTAGACAAGGCTAAGATTCAAAAGCAGATTGATCAAGCAGAGAAGCATCTCAAGACTTTCTTTGGTAACACATCTTCTGTTAAGATGAAGAAAGTTGCTATTCAGAGAAAAATTGATAAGCTGAAAAAGCAACTCAATGAAGCTGAAGAAGAGTACTGTGACTGCGGATGTGAGTGCGGAAAGAAAATCTGTGAATCGTGTGGTAAGCCACATAACCCAGAGAATCTTGAAGAAGCTAGACCACCACGAATTCAGAAAGGTAAAGCTAAAGGCTCTATCTCTGCAACTGGTATACGTGGCAAAGGCAATAAAAAGTTTGATGTAGATATTAACTTCGATAACGGTAAATTCTCGTTTCGTATCACAGATGAATCTGGAAAGTTTCAAACTGTAGGTATTAAGCAAGCGTCTAAGATGTTAGGTGAAGAAGTTACTAATGAACTAATGGCTGAACAGAACCTTCAAGAAGCGCCTAACTACAAACTACATCACAATACTTTTAGCGGGGCAGTACAAGAAGCAATTGCAGTCGCTAAGAAACAAGGTTATGACGTTGATGAAGATGATTGGTCTGATAAAGTCGCTACTGGTCCTAAAAAGCCAAGTAAAGACAAAACTAACAGATACTCTATCAAATTAACTAAGAATGGCAAGCCCACTCGCAAGTTTTTACAAATTCAAGTGTATAATATGGGCGCAAAATACGAACTGAACTGTTACGTTCAATAAATACTAAGAACCATTTAAAAGGAGAAATAAAATGGCACTATGGGGAAACACAGACGTTGATGGAGATATTCCGTCTCATTTGAGTGCGGCTGACAACGCAAAATGTTACTTTGTCGATATCACTGAAGCAGGTATAGCGGCTAACAAAGCAAAGGGTCTAAATACTGGTGGGTGGAATCTTTATTCAACTTACACTGATTCAGATGGCGTAACTCGACACAAAGCCGAAACTCTTGTAGCTATGGGTGTCACTGCAGCCAATGCAGGCGATGCTGGTACTACTGGTGTTACTGCTGACGAAGACGCAGTTGTAGCTGATAGTTAATCCACTGATAGTTATAAATATACTGGAGAGCAATGAAGCTCTTCAGTATAATAACTAAAGGTGAATAAACTATGAAACTTGACGAAGACAGCTTTTTGTTGTATGCTGCCAAATATTACGATATTAGAATGGCCGCATCTTCAGAAGAATTTTATGACGATTTGAAACGATTTCAGCATTTAAAGAGATTGTTTAAAAGATACGAGGATGATGATGATCTAAAGGTACGTCTGATCTTAAATCATCTTACTGTGTTATATAACTGTTTTGGTCAAGCCGCAACTACAATGTTATTCTTTAAGTTAGAAGACTACCATCAGTTTTTAAAACCTTTTGTAGTCTTTCTAGCTTTCATGCCAGAAGTAGTTGAGTATAGCGAAAAGAAGATAATTTCATCTGAGATTCCATTGGATATCAGAATCATAAAAGAGTTAAGAGAGATATGATAGTCGACCTTTTTTTAGTTTATCAATTTATACGAAGACTTGCTACTCCGTTCAAGGAATGGAAGGCGTATGAGTTGGGCATAATTGATGACAAAGGCGTACAACTAAAAAAGCGTAGAGAATTTACCACACGTGAAGAGAAAGATTCTTATGGAATCTTTGATATCATGATCACTAAGTTAAAGAGGCTAATCGAAAAAGTACCTGGAGGCAAGACAAGACTGGGTTCATATGCGGCCGCTTTATATCTTATCAAAGAGCATAACGATATTATGGAGAAAGGGGAAACGCTCACGGAAGAGCACCTTGAATTAAAATTAAATGAGTACATGACACTCGTTGAAGACAGTCAACTTAGCGTTGACGAACTATTTGAAAGGGCTTTCGAGGAAGATGCACCAGCAAATTCAGCAGGCAGTGGCAACATAGCAGGCATAGGAGTTGGTCCAGATGGAGAGCCAGGGTTATCGGTATCACAACAGAAGAAGAATCGAAAGAAGAATACTCCTGTCGTGAAGAGGTTCAAAGACCAAGTTTTACTTGGATCAAATACTAAAGGTTAAAGATGAGCGATTTAAATACTGTCAGGACCGATGTAGAGATCCTGAAGAAAGATGTGTCTAACATACAGAACCTTCTGGGAAGGCTCGACACCGCAATCGATAAGATTGCTGATGCATCTAATGGTATCTCTAAGATACTTGCTGTACATGAAACACAAATTAAAGACACTGAAGAATCTCTCGTAGAACGTAAAAGACTTGCGGAAAAAGAAGTAGAACTTCTACATAAGCGAATCTCCGAGAAAGACTCAGAGACCAAAGCACAAGCAGAGTTGCACCACAATGCTCTTATGGACTTCTTGAGAGATCATGATGAGCGTAGCAGTAGAACCACAGCAAATCTAGACAAAAGATTGACTGCACTTGAGAAGTGGAAGTGGGCTGTTGTAGGTGGAGCAACTGCTGTAGGATTCTTAATCGCTAAAATGGATTATCTCTTACCTGCTATTCAGCAATAAAATGTCTTGACACCACGCTCCAATAGTGTATAATAGCACTTATAGTCTAATTACACATCGGAGTTTCTTTTGAATATTACAGACCTGAAGTACGCAGGCATTTTATCGACTCGCCTAGAACGCTTCTCAATAAAATCTTATTCGCCATACAGAGCAAACATGCGCTGTCCTATCTGTGGCGATTCTCAGAAATCTAAAATAAAAGCACGTGGTTGGATTCTTGAAAAAGAAAACAATGCCATCTTCTATTGTCACAACTGTGGCGCATCTCATGGTATGCGTAACTTTTTACGTGCTGTAGATCATAGTCTCTATAACGAGTATATCATTGATAGTGCTTTAGAGAAAGGTGAACGTAGAGCAATTCTAGACAAGAAGAAAGAAGAGCCTATCAAACCTCTTGATAAGTTACAGATGAAAGCTCCAAGCTTTCGGAAGAAGGGCTCGCCTCTGCTGAAAATAAAAAAGATATCTCAGCTAAATTATTCGCATAAAGGTAAGATTTATGTGCAAAAACGACAGATCCCGGCATCGAAACAATATAAATTATACTACGCTTCTAAATTTAATGAGTGGGTAAATTCGATCATACCTGGTAAGCTTCCTACTGTAGAGTACGATAGAGCCAGATTGATTATGCCATTCATAGACAAACAAGGCAATTTGTTTGGCTTCAATGCTAGAGCGTTTCGTGATGATGAACTAAGATATATCACCATCATGATTGATGAGACAATGCCCAAGATATTTGGGTTAGATGATGTAGACTTTACAAAGAGGTATTACGTAGCAGAAGGTCCCATAGACAGTCTGTTTCTAAGCAATGCTGTCGCTATGGCAGGTGCTGATAGTAACGCCTCTGGACTTGAGAATACAGAGAATGCTGTATTCATATTTGACAATGAACCGAGAAACAAAGAGATTGTTGCTCGTATGGAAAAGTGCCTAGACAAGGGATATAAAGTTTGCATTTGGCCTAAAAATGTATTGCAAAAAGACATCAATGATGTTATAATGACTGGAGTTACACAAGCTTCGCTTGAGTTAATGATAGACAACAATACTTTTTCTGGGTTAGAAGGTAAGCTACAACTAACATACTGGAGAAAATGCTAATGAATGGAGAAGTGAATTGATCAGAGCAATCTTTGCATGTGATAGAGAAAATGGAATTGGCAAGACGGGTACTCTGCCATGGGCGCATAATTCAGAAGACTTAAAATGGTTTAAAAAATGTACAGACGGTGATGTTGTAGTTATGGGTAGACGAACTTGGAATGATCATAAGATGCCCAAGCCTCTTCCTAATCGTTACAACATTGTTATATCGTCTCAAGACATACCAGCAGGACCCAACGTAGTACTACGGTCAGCTAAATCAGTTGAACAGCATATCAAAGAATTCGATCAAGACATTTGGATCATTGGCGGTAAACATACGTTTGATGAACTAATGTACATGTGCGAAGAAGTCTGGATTAGTCGTATCAATGGAGTGTACGATTGTGATACACGTATAAGTGATCTAGTAGACTTCGAACTATACTTTAAATCTTACGAGGTAGATAAGAACTTACGAATTGAAAAGTATAGAAGATCGCTATGAGAACATATCTGGATGCATTAGATGATGTCCTGGAATGGGGCGAAGAAAAGAGTGACCGTACTGGAGTAGGTACAAAAAGCATTTTTGGATATCAAATGCGATTTGACTTGACACAGGGGTTTCCAGCTGTTACAACTAAGAAGTTAGCTTGGAAGTCAGTTGTCGGTGAGTTACTATGGTTTCTTGAAGGCTCTATGAACGAGCGTAGACTCGCAGAAATAACCTATGGAAAGGATAGATCAGAACTAACTGAGAAGAGAACTATCTGGACTGACAATGCAGAGAATCAAGGCAAAGCACTTGGCTACTCTGACGGAATGTTAGGTCCAGTCTATGGGTTTCAGTGGAGAAACTTTGGTGGTGAGATTTACAATAGTGCGCCACATCTTAAAGGTACTGATCAGATTGAGTGGCTTATCAATGAGATAAAGACAAACCCAGACAGTCGTAGATTGATTCTAAGTGCATGGAATCCTAATCAGATCGACAAGATGGCTTTACCACCGTGTCACACATTGGCACAGTTTTATGTTAGTAATGGAAAATTGAGTTGTCAGATGTATCAGAGAAGTGCAGACTTGTTTTTAGGTGTACCTTTTAACATTGCAAGCTATTCTTTATTGACTCATATTATAGCCAAAATAACCAACTTAGATGTACAGGATTTTGTACTTACGGTTGGGGATGCACATATATACACTACACACTATGAAGCAGTGAAGAAACAACTACAGCGAACCCCGCAAAAGTTACCCACACTGAATATCATTAAAGACTTTTCTTCTCTTGAAGAAGTACTGGGCTTGGATGTCTCTGACTTCCAGCTAGATAATTATAACCCATTAAGTGCCATCAAAGCAGAAATGGCCATTTAGAACGGAACCAAAAATGACTATAAAAATCGATAAGACAAAAGACGATCTTTTAGCTAACTATGCCGTAGGCATGTTGAAAGATTTCTATTTAACGGAATACGAATCATCACCACAAGAAGCATTTAAACGTGCATCTGTTGCGTGGTCAAAGTACAAGGATGAAATGGATGAAGACTTGGCACAGCGATTATACAATTACGTATCAAACAAGTGGTTCATGTTTGCATCGCCTGTCTTGTCGAATGCTCCAAATGGATCGAAGCAGGGCAAGGGAATGCCCATCTCCTGTTTTCTAACTTACGTTCCAGACACACTAGAAGGCTTGATTGATCATACTGCTGAGTTACGATGGCTATCTGTTTATGGCGGTGGCGTTGGAGGTCACTGGTCAGATGTTCGTACTGTAAGTGATATCGCACCTGGACCAATGCCATTTCTGCATACCGTTGACGCTGATATGATCGCATATCGTCAAGGTAAAACACGTAAGGGTTCTTATGCGGCTTATATGGATGTATCTCACCCAGATATCATTGAGTTCTTGAATATGAGAATTCCAACGGGTGACGTTCAACGTAAGGCACTTAACTTACATAATGCAATCAATGTATCGGATGCATTCATGGAAGCTGTAAGTAATGGTACGGATTGGGATCTGAAAGATCCTAAAGATGGTAGAGTAAAAGACACAGTAGATGCACGTAAACTCTGGGAACGTATTATAGAGACTCGCTTTCGTACTGGTGAGCCTTACTTAAACTTTATCGATACTGCTAATGCTGATTTGCCTCAGAACCTAAAGGACTTAGGTCTTAAGATCAATGGATCAAATCTATGTAACGAAATTCACTTACCCACAAGCGCAGATAGAACTGCTGTTTGTTGTCTATCTTCTTTGAACTTGGAGTACTATGATGATTGGAAAGACACTTCTATCGTGCGTGATCTTGTTCGTATGCTTGATAACGTACTCGAATACTTTGTCGAAAACGCACCAGATACAATCACAAGAGCAAAGTATTCCGCATCAAGAGAGCGAAGCATTGGACTCGGAGCAATGGGATTTCATTCATTGCTACAGAAGCATGGAGTTGCATGGGAATCAGAACTCGCAAAAGAGATCAATACAGTTGTATTCAATCACATCAAATATGAAGCAGTCGCAGAAACAGAACTGCTTGCGAAAGAACGAGGAGAGTATCCCGATGGAGAAGGAACAGGAAGAAGAAATTCCCATCTTCTTGCGATTGCTCCAAATGCCTCTTCTGGCGTAATACTATCAACAAGTCCTTCGATTGAACCTCTTAAAGCAAATGCGTACACTCATCGTACACGTGCTGGTTCATTCTTAGTGAAGAACAAATATCTTGAAGAGTTATTAGAAGCGAAAGGAGAGAGCAACGATGCTAACTGGACATCGATTATTACGAAGAAGGGTTCAGTGCAACATCTACCATTTTTAACTGAAGGTGAAAAAGCCATCTTCAAAACTGCTGATGAATTAGATCAGAACTGGGTTGTACAGCATGCCGCAGACAGACAAAAGTTTATATGTCAAGGGCAATCAGTCAACTTATTCTTCCCATCAGGAGCACCCAAGTCCTATGTAAATCAAGTACATTTACGTGCATGGAAAGAAGGACTTAAGGGTTTATATTATTTGCGTACGGAATCAAAGCAAAGGGCTGAAAACGTTAGTGAGAAAGTAGAAAGAGTTGCCTTACAAGGTGACACAAGAAACATCGTATACTCTAAGAAAGATTGTCCGTTTTGTTCAATGGCAAAAGAAGAGTTACGACTAAGAGGTATTCCATTCGACAGTATTGATCTTGCAGAGATAGGCAAAACAGCCGCTGAAGTCACTGGTCGAAAGGACGTCAAATCTGTACCACAGATATACATCGCTGGCGAGTATATCGGAGGGTATAATGAGTTACTAGAATTTTTAAACAAGCCAGTAGAAATCGAAGACGGTGAAGAATGCCGTGCATGTGAAGGTTAAGGAGAAATAAATGTCACTACTAGAATTTTCAAAAAGCTATCGCCCATTTTTGTATCCATGGGCAGTTGAGTTAACAAAGAAACACGAAGAGATACATTGGGTTGAAGATGAAGCAGAATTGTCTGAAGACGTACAAGATTGGAAGACTAAGTTAAGCGAAGAAGAAAAAGATTTTATCATTCAAATTTTGAGACTGTTCACGCAGTCAGATGTGCAGGTAGGAGAAAACTACCATGAGTTGATGATTCCAAAGTTCAAGAACAATGAGATACGCAATATGCTATCATCGTTTGCTACACGTGAAGGTGTGCATCAACGTGCATACGCTCTATTGAATGATACGTTAGGCTTACCAGATGATGAGTTCCATGCTTTCTTAGAATACAGTGAGATGGCAGATAAGCTAGATTTCATGGCTGAAGGTAACATTAACACTCACACAGGACTAGCACTAGTACTTGCTCAATCTGTGTTTAATGAAGGCATGTCGTTATTCGCATCATTCGTAATGCTGTTGAACTTTCAGCGTTTCGGTAAGATGAAAGGTATGGGTACAATCGTTGAGTGGTCTATTCGTGATGAAACTATGCACGTACAAGGTAACGCAAAACTATTCCGTGAGTTCTGTGAAGAGCATCCACGTATTGTGAACGATGAACTGAAGTCTAAAATCTATGAGATGGCAACTAACTCAGTGAAGCTAGAAGACAAGTTTATTCGATTGGCATATAAGAATGCTGGAGTCATCGAAGGTCTTTCAGAAGAAGAAGTTAAGAAGTACATTCGTCACATCGCTGATCGTAGATTGCTTCAGTTGGGTATGAAGCCAAAGTTTAAAGTCAAAGAGAATCCACTTCCTTGGCTTGATTGGGTACTCAACGGTGCTTCACATGATAACTTCTTTGAGAAGAGAGTTACTGAGTATTCAGTTAACGGCATGGAAGGCGATTGGGGATGGGAGTCAAATACTTCTGAGGGAGAAGTTTGTGGCTTAGATGGACAAGGCTGTCCAGCCTGATGAACAAGTGGCAGAGTGCTTATATGGATACGGCAGAGAGGTTCGCTTCTCTGTCATCTGCCCAAAGATTGAAAGTTGGTTCGATTGTTGTAAAAGATAATCGAATCATTTCTATTGGTTATAACGGTATGCCAGCTGGTTGGTCGAACACTTGTGAAGAGATAACTGGTGATGATGATTTTGGAGTACCTCTAACAAAAACGAAACCCGAAGTCATTCACGCAGAAGCAAACGCAATATCAAAGTTAGCAGGATCGAACGAGAGCGGTAAAGATGCGACTATGTACATTACCCATGCTCCATGTATCGAATGCGCTAAGATGATATATGCGAGTGGTATAAGCACAGTTTTTTACAAGCATAAGTATAGGGATGAGAATGGCATTCATTTTCTAGAGAAATGTAAAATAAAGGTGGAGAAGTTATGAAAAGACAAGAAATATTTTGTGACTATTGTGAAAGTGAGTGTACAGTAGAAACCCTCAACATGGAAGACCCTATATTATATTGTCCCATATGTGGTAGCGAAATCGATCACGATGACGATGACTACGATGATTGGGATGAAGATGAAGAGGCATGGAATTAGATATGTGGCATTACGGTGAAGTTGAGTTCACCAGTGACATGATAGAAGATTATGTTGGATTTGTTTATGTTATCACTGACCTCACTAATAAGAAAAAATACGTAGGAAAGAAACTGTTTCAGTCCACACGTAGACTCGCCCCACTTAAGGGCAAAAAACGCAAGCGTAAAGTTGTCAAAGAATCAGACTGGAAAGATTACTTCGGATCAAGTGAAGAAGTTAAGATTCTAGTTGAAGATAATGGCAGAGATTCCTTTCACAGAGAAATTATTCATCTATGTGATTCAAAGGGAGAGATGTCCTATCTTGAGGCAAAAGAGCAGTTTGACAGAGAAGTGTTGCTGTCAGACGAATATTATAATGGAATTATAAATTGCAAAATACATAGGACACACGTAAAAGGATTAAGAAATGACTAACAAAGAAAGGGATAAGATAGTATCAGACTTCAACAAAAAGTGGAAGTATCGATACGACAAAGAGCAATATGGTATGGCAGACGCTTGGTGCATCATTCGCAGTGAAAGCGAGTCTGGTAAGTTCGAAGGCGATTGCGAAGACTACGCTTTGTCGCTATTATGGCGACTTTCCGATAAGAATGACCTAAAGATGTGGTGGATGCTTATCACAAGACAAGCCGGTATCTGCGGTGTAGGTCGATCCAAGACAAAGATGACTCATGCTGTATTAAGATATAAGGGTGAGTATGTAGACAACTGGACTAAGAAGTTTGGACCAAAGTCTGCTATTGAAGAGAACCACACGTTTCATTGGCTGTACGGTCATGGACTACTTCACTTTACTGTGATCAAAATGTTGATGAGTAAGATCGTTAGAACAATTAAAGGCATTAAACGCTAGAAAGGGCTAGACGATGTATACTCCATTACCGTCTTGTGTAACAATCAAGAAATCAGACATTCATGGACTCGGTTTATGGTGTGTTGAAAAGATAGAAGCCGGTCAAGAGATTGGCTTATCCCACTTCTATTGGGGCGAAAAGATTATGCGTACTCCGTTAGGCGCTTTCTACAATCACAGCACTACTGAAGATAACATTGATAAAATACAAAAGGATAGCAGGTTCTTTATGATAGCCAAAAGAGACATATGGCCAGGAGAAGAACTTCTATGCAACTATACTTTTTATGATCCTACTCTTGGTGATTAGCTATGTGCTTGATGTATTCATCAATACTGTGATCTGAGAAAGAGTCAACTTTACCCTGCTTTAGTCCCATCCAAATACCACGAAACTTATCTTTCACTCTTTGCCATCCAGTTGGATTTCTAACTTGACCATAGGCGTTGATATAGTGTTCTTCACCGTGATGAGTGTATCCCATTATGTTTAAAGGCACTGTTGTTACGATATCGTTATTGTTCTTCCATCTATGATGTACAACTCCTAAGCTATTACAATATCCTTTCCAACCAACTCTCGGTGAGCCGTAAGTAAACAACATCACTGGGTCATTCAATCGTTCTTCAAACTTACATCTGCTTGCCATAATAGTAGCCATAGCCGCACCTAACGAATGTCCACAGAACCACAGCTTACGATCTAAGTTAACTTTTCGATCAATGTCTTCACATATCATCGGCCAAATGTCATCTACTTCTGTTTTAAATCCACGATGTACACGTGAAATAGTTTCAGCTAGAACTGGCATGGCTTTGAGGTCTGCCTTAATATCACCAAATTCAGTTGGCTGAGTTCCTCTACATGCAATTACGAGATCGTGTTTGTTTTGAAATCTGTAAGCTTGCGCTCCTGATCTATCGTAAAACTCTGTAGTAGTAAAGCCTAACGCTCTTGCTCCTCTTTTCGCTTCATCTGGTGCGAGATATGCAATAGCTGATAACTTTGCGAAAAGAAGTGATCTTTCCTTAACTGATTTGGATGTGATTGATGACATATTAACCTCTGTTGTGATTGTTACAATTATTTATATATAACTTGACATTCATGTCGTTTTGGTATATACTTGTAAAATAGAAACTAAACCTGGAGCTAATATGATGGACGCAAATGAAATCAAAGACCCTTTAGCGGTTAATGAATCGTCAGACTTTAGAATGTGGTGTTCGACTCTGTGGGAAGAACATAAGGACGAAGTATTTAACTGGACAGGTAGGAAAGTAGATTACACTTCAGATCAGTTCTTTCATAAGAACAAGTGGTATCTTAAGTCACTCTACGTCAGCAGAGGAAAAGATAGATGGAAATTTTAGAACTGTTAATTGCCGCTATTATCACATACTATGGGGTCAAAGCTTTGTGGATAAGCAGTCTGATCATTGACGAAAGAAAGCAAAGATACAGAGATGGTACCCACGATTATTATGGAAATAAAATCGAAAAAGATGAAAATAATGGTTGACATTCTGGTCCAACCTGTTATTATATAGAAGTAATTGAGAGAGAGACTAATGATTAAAGCCCTAGAATATGCTACAAAGATGCACGAAGGTCAAGTGCGTAAGTACACTGGTGAAGAGTATATCACTCACCCTGTTGCTGTCGCTGATCTTGTTGAAGAGTACATGGATAGCAAAGGTACTTTCACTGAAGAAGAGATTCAAATGGCTATACAAGTTGCCATTCTTCATGACACTGTTGAAGACACTGTTGCTACTATGGAGAGCATCGAAGGGTTCTTTGGACCTGAGATTGCGAAGGGTGTATGGTTCATGACTAAGACTCCTGACTATGTTGGGAATCGTAAGTTTCGTAAAGAGTTGTGTGAGATGCGTTTGCGTGAGGCTCCTGAGATCATTCGAATCCTCAAGACTTGCGACATGTATCACAACAGCTTGAGCATTGAAGAGCATGATCCTAAGTTCTGGAACCTCTTTAAAGAAGAGACTGTTAGCCTTTTGATTGCTATGGATACCCTAGAAGTGATGGGTGAACTTGAAGAGATGAGGAAGAATGATGAAATATAATCGTGCAATAACTGTTTTAACCCGTAGAGCAACTGAGTTCTACGGTAAAACCTTTGAATGGCTTGTTAATGCTATGGATAATGGCTTTGATGAGAACTTGACTGTAACTGAAGCTTATAATGTGTATAAGCAAAAAAAGTAAAAAAGTTCATTTTAGGGGTTGACATTTCCAAAAAAGTGTTGTACACTACAGTATAACATAAAGAAAGTGAGTATATTATGAATATTGATTTTACAAAAGTTGACGTCCAATACATTGGCGATATAGATATGAAAGATTATCCAGATTTCTGTGATGCTTATATCGAAGAAGCCTTAGTAGACGGCGAACCTGCTACTGAAGAACAGCTTGACGCTATAAATGAAAATGCGGATTTTGTTTACCAAGAAATTCAAAATTATATATTTTAGGGGTTGACATTAGTTCAGCCACCTGCTATATTAACTGTGTAATCAAAAGAAAGTGAGAAAAGATGATCGATTTTATTTCAGCAGATAACGCCATGATTCAGATGTTCGACGGTGACAACATGGTTGCCGAAGCGAGTACTGCAAAGTCCAT